CACCGCCGACAGACCCGACGGATCCACCAGCTTTTGCGCTAGTGCTGTTCTTGCTAGTGAGTTCGCTTGCTACGCCAGCGCCTGCGGCCAAATAAGGGCTTGCCTGGGCAAACTTACTGAATAATGAAGTACCAGTTGCAACTAGCCCTGATCCAATTCCAGCGGTACCTGCTAAAGATGTGGCTCCCTCAGCGACCGTTGCAGTTTTAGCACCCTTACTTAAAAGGCCACCTACACCACCACCTGATCCGGTTAGCGCGCTGACTGCCTGAAATTCAAGCAATGCTCTCTTTGCACGTCCAAGATAAATAATGAAATCCGTGATTTTTTTCACAGCAAAGGCCGTAGCAAGTGCACCACCAATAGCAACTACAATTCCTTTGTGTTTCTGTATTGCATTGATAAACTTAATAAAAAATTTAGTCAAAGAAACGACCGCTTTGGATGCACCATTAATGGCATTTGTCAAGTTCTTTTTCCCAACTTTTTGTAGCATTTCCTGCATACCGGTAACAACGTTAGCCTTCAAGTTCCCAAAAGCACCTTCGAAAGTTTCGGTACTCTTGGCTGCGTCCTTTGCCCCTTTATTCATACCTAGCTGCATAAGCGCTTTGTTAAACTCGTCAGAACTAATTTTGCCATCAGCCATGGCATCTCGAAAGTTACCAGTATAAGCACCGTTCTTTTTCATAGCCTTTTGGAGTACACCAGAAGCACCTGGAATTGCATCAGCTAATTGGTTCCAATTTTCTGTGGTTAATTTTCCAGCCCCAGCCGTTTGGGTAAGCATCATAGCTACTGACTTAATGTATCAGCATTCCCACCAGCTTGGGCGTTCAAGTTCCCTGCTGCTTCGGTTAACTTCATGTACCCTTTGACACCATTAGCCGCTAATTGAGCAGTTGTGTTAGATACATCACCTAGCTCGTACACTGTTTCATTAGCATACTTCTGAACCTCTTTACTAGCACTGCTTATTTCTTTCTCACCGAATCCGCCAAGTTTCATTGTGGACTTGAACTTGTAAACTGAATCAGATGCTTCAATAGCTTCGGATCCCAAACCAGCAATTCCCGATGCGGCAGATTGTATACCAGTGACCACAGCACCACCAATGATTCCACCACCAATAGCTGTTTTTAGGCTTGAAAATTTTTCTTCTGTCCGGCCTGCTTCACTCTGAATATGTTCCAACTTTGGACTAGCATCGTCGTTTAAATGTGTAGTCGAAGTGATTTTTGTCGGAATCCGTTGAAGCAAATCCTCATAATTAATCGCTTCGCCCTTATCAGCTTTAGTTAATAATTCAGTCTGAACTTCTTTAGGCAATTTATTGAGAATTTTTTCAAAGTTATCAATTCCTGCTGTTTTGGCATCAGCTACTAATTTAACTTTAGTCTCCTTGGAAAATTTACTATCAATATGTTCTTTGGCCTTGTTGGCTGTTTGTTCTATCTTGTTAGTGTTCTGTCGAAAGCTCTCATCCATCTTATCGCCAGCATCTGAACCAACACCACGCAGAATTTCATTGGCTCGATCAGCGTCAGACTTAATACTAGATAGATTCGTGTCGAAATCAATTGTAATTTTTCCGTCTGCTGCCATTTATATTTCCTCCTTTCCTCAATATTTTTAATTAATGTGTTGCTTCATTTTTTAATGCGGAGAAAATATCATTCATGGCAGTATCTTGGACTTCTACAGACCGATTATCGTCGAGTTCATAATACTGTTTTAACTCCATCATATTAGCGACCTCTTGGCCTTCCATATCCTTAGTATCACGCATCCGAATACTTAATATTCGTCTGAAATACGTTTTGTCATTAAGTCCGGCCATTAAGGCTTTGAACTTGTCCCAATGCAATTTTCCCTGCTGTTGAATCAAGTCGATATCATACTGCTCAACAAAAGATGAATAAATGGCATCAGCATCCTGACTATACGAATAATACTTAATTGGATCACTGGTACTCACACCTATATTGTCATCATAATGGCCATATGGCTCTTGATGGATATAATCAGCAATTGAATCCACACCAGTCACTAACAATTCAGAATCTAGCGCACACGCACTGTAAAACATCTCAAATGCCATCGACACTTTGCCATAATCATCAATCTCATCATCTTCCAGAAGTTCATACCAGCGCAGCACATTGTCAAAACTCAAATCAAGCTCATAGTGTTGACCTTTATATTCAAATGAATGCTCTAACTCCTTAGTTAGGCTTATCAAAGCTCATCACCGCCGTTTATTGCTAGTGTACTTCTGACGTCGCTGTTGACGATTATTCTTAACAATATCAGATGATTCTTCATTCAACTGGCCGATAATGTAAGCTAATGCTTGGCTGTCTTCACCATAATAATGATAGATCCGTTGCCCCTCACCATCGCTCAAAACTTCATCGAAAAAGTCACGTGCAATTTTGGTTGCCTCATCAAACTTTTTAAAAATAAAGGCTTGTTGCTCTTCTAGTGACATATCGTCAGCAGTATCTTTATCAACATCATCAATTTCTTTTTGCAACTTAGAAATCGAAAGATCCACGGTGGCAACATGTTTCGAAAATGCATCATTCATTACTAACGAATAGGTTTTGCCTGCAATAATAAAACTCTTCCGGTTTTGAATCTGTTCGTCTAAATTAATTGCCATGATTTATTACCCCTTTAATTTACGTCTCATTTTTTACTCGTCTCTGTCTATCATTAATTAATATATTAGCTGTTTTATGGAGTGGTTTCTGGCGCAGTTGGCGCAGCGGCCGGTTCAAACGTAGGCTTGCCATTGAACACAATGACAACTGAGAATGTCTGCTTGGCACCTGGAGCACCACCAGAACTAACGATGCTAGTCATTGTAACTACACCAGTGATTGTATCTCCTGATGGCTGTGTCCAACGGAATAACGTTTTAAGATCGTCACCAATTGCTAATTGCTTGGATGCAACGTAGTCTTGTGCGGGATCACCTTCCAAACGATGGCCAGCCAATGTGATTTGTAGTCGCTTAGACGTAACGTCAGACGTCCCAAATCCTTCACCATCATAATATTCATCGTTGGCGGTTGTATCGTTAGCAGCAGGCGTTGTGTTATTAATTCCTGCCGCCAAACCCATCCAGCTAGCTTTGTCGACATTATCTAGGCTAGTTTGCCCCGAAATATCAATCTCGAATTTATTTTTGTGGTTAAGCGTAAACTTACCAATCTTTCCAGTAACTGTTGTATCTGCCATTATATTTACCCCTTTTTATATTTATTTGTTCCGACAAAAACAGCTAGGTCTAACGCAAACGTTGAATTGCCTTTGGTGTCCTGCATGATTAATGCTGGTGCACTTGATACAATTAATGATTGAAAGACAAAGCTGTTGTCATTGCTATTAAGTTCAGTCAAACCATCCAAGTATTTTTGGATGGCAAACAGGCTTCCACCTGATAATTCTTGGTTATTTGTACATATGGTGATCGAATAGTTGTAACGCCAATCTTGATTGCCAGCATAATCTTCATCAATCACTGCACTGCCAGGAGCAGGGACTAATCCAATACCTTCATTTGGAATCAAATAACCCATCTTGATTTTTACTCCAGTATTCGCCTTAATAGCATCAAACAGACGTTGTTCAAGATCCATTCCAATTGGCCCCCCTTACAAATGCTTCTGTGACTTGATTCATGAGTTGTTGATCGCCTTTGAGACGTAAATCCCAGCGCTTAGATGTTCCTGGCGTTGTATAATTTCTAATCTCATGGCCATTCACCACACCATAGAATTGTGCTCGAGCATACGGCATCACGTAGTCAATACCCGATCCATCCTGATGGATAACTGAATAACTACGCAAATCGCTACTACGTTTTGGCACGAACTGCTCCATGGCTTGGTGTGCGTCATTGACGGCTGCTAAGCGTCCCATGCGTAGGTTTGATTGCGTGAATTTACTCTCGAATCCGTTCATGTCAAATCTTACATGTGCTGGCATCACAACACCTCCAATTCATACGACCATACTTCATTGCTAAATGGATCGCGATTGTCCACGATCGACTGCAAGGCATAATCATTACCCTCAAATGCGATCACTGATTGGTAGTTATCCTTAGATAGCACTGGCATTGGTGAACTAACTCCAGCATATAAAAAAACAATTGCGTTAGCTACGAGCTGACGATCATTGTTGGTGCCAGAATATATAGTTTGAGGTTGGAATACACAATGATTAATCGTGATTGGATCATTATAAATTGGCTGGTTATAATCGTTGGTTTCACCAGTAGATATTTTGAGTTGCACAGTCTGATTAGCCAACCGTTTCGGAAACTTTGGCATTACCATGCCCTCACCCCTCTATACAGTAAACCAGTCTTAGCCAATATATCTACGGCCGTTGTTACCACGCCAGTATTACCATATGTGGCATCACTAATCGAATTGCCATCTGTGGATAACGACGTTCTGCCAACTGAAACTGTCTTGAGATTGCCCGCTTTCTGTTCATAGATTGTTGATGCACCACTAGCCACGGCAAACTCGCATTGATATGCAATTGCCTTTTGGTATTGTGTTGCTCTATAAACAATAAATGGAACGTCTGATGACAGATCGTCTGACACATCGTGCATGACATAATAATCATTGGTTAGATTATCAATCATCAACTTAGCGTCGTTATATTGATCCTTGAACTGCTCCTCTGTGGGCGTCGCAAAGTCCATCAAATCATCTCCTATGCCGTGATTGTTAATTTGGCAGTACCAACGAAACTGCCATCATTGGTGGTGTAAGTAACGTCAACGTCACCCACTGCACCATCCTTTGCAGTTACGACACCACCAGCTACCGTAGCTTTAGTAGTGTCTGATGTTGCCCATTTACCGGTTTGATCCGTTGCATCTACTGGTGCTACTTGTGCAGTAAATGTTGACGTTGCACCAGCTTTAACGGAAGCCGTTGCTGGTGATAGTGTTACACCCGTTACCGCTACTTTTGTCGGATTAACGACTGTTGTTCCGCCACCGTCACCCGATGGCGCTACGCTTTTGGGGCTAGTGAAGTAACAATCCCATCTTCCATGCTCTTACGTACAAATAAATCGTGGTACAAACGGTTCTGATAAAGATAGCCGTCACCTTCAGTATGTTGACCAGGTGCAAACAAGTACACTGAATTTTCTTTGACGACGGGAATAACTGCTTGGTTAACAACAAATTGATAATTGATAGGAAGTGCATCAGGAGTTGCCACTGCACCTTCATCATAATTATAAGCTGATTGGAAACGGGCATCATCCCAAACTTCGATTAAAGTAACACCATCAATCGAAGTTACACGTGATTCAAGCGCAGTCATGCCAACATTTTGATTAGTGATGTTACGAGTAAACTCGCTAGAACGTTCAAGGGCATCCATAGTTGCACTGGAAACGAATCCAACAATGTTGGCCGGATTATACTTACGAATTGGCAAAATTGAAGCCTTTAGCATTGAATAAGCATTATCCTTAGAAATCGTTTCACTCTTGAAATGTTTAGCATCTTTAACAGAATTAGCGGCCATCGTTGAAAAACGGTATGCGTCAAGTTCTGATTGAACATGTTCAGTGATGAAAGTGTTTGAAATGTTCGCCATTGCAAGCTCTTGATTAGTTTCATCGACATCTTGATTATCAATAAAGAATTCAATATCCCGATCTTGACCCATTGTGTAAGTGTCTTCGCCATCTGTAACAGTTCCAGAATTGTACCCCTTACCACGAGTATGTGCCTTTAATCCAGTGGTTGAAATACGGCGAAGTTTAAATGATCTGTTGCCATTGAACCAATCAACTTGTGGTATCCCTAAAGCCGTAGTTACTAAACCTTCTGTAATCTTTTGATCTAATTGTGTACCGTACTTAGTAGCATAGTTATATGCAGTATTTGAATCTGCCATTATTAATTCCCCCTATTATTTGTTTGTTACTTGCTTTCCGTATGAAGTCCTAAGGCTTGTGCAAACGCATCAGGCTGAGCAGCCGGAGCACCATCAGGGTTACCCTTTGGTGTGATGCTAATGCCTGGTTTGGCTGGCTCAGTATCGGCTTGAAACAAGTAATCATGATCGCCTTTGATCTTTTCTACTTGCTCACTTAAACCGGTAAGCTCGCTCTTGTCGTCATCATATTTAATCGTGTCAGAATCAACGAATGGCAAAATTGCCTTAATATCGCGTGCTCCTGCATCTTTTAAATAATTTTGAACGGCATTATCCTGCTTAACCTGCAAAAGATTCTGAGCCGACTGTTCATCGTTAGTCTTAATGGCGCTCTGTAAGTCTTCAATCTG